TGTGTGCCGATATAGTATCACTTGAAAACATTATTGTGTCTTCTGGGTATGAATAATTATATTATTAAGGTAATATAATTACTTACTAATGGCAGTTGTGCATTCAAATGCTACCAGCTCTTTCTCATTTTGGCCCGGTTCGCCTTCCTACTCGCAGCCCCTACCATCAATCGCTACAACCACAACAGCAACCACAGCCGCATCCGCAGTTCAATCTCAGCCTTGGTATTTGCAATCGAGAAACCCACGATTGGATGAAATCCAGTATCATGCCTTGGTCTCCAAGTATATTGATTCTGGTGTTACAGAAAAAACAAAACCCGGCATACTTGGGGAGATTAACAATATATTTACCGGATTGGAGAGTTCTATCGATAGCGAGACAGATGAACTGAAAAGGGCTGAATTAATAAAAGCGATAACCGAGTTAAAAAAAAAGTTAGATGTTGAGTTTTCAAAAGATGTTAATTGTAATTACCGGTTTTTTGGTTCTACACCAAATAGCTATGGGTGCGATTTACGCGAATTGATATTTAACATTGATGGTACTGTGACGGATGGGGGAAATGCATTATTAGATACATTCAAAGAGTTATCTACTAAGTACTTTACCGACAACGACAAAAAATTCCACATATTGACAGATGTCGATGACACATTATTTCCAAACGATAGTCATGGGACTTATATTTCCGGTGTAGATAAGTCTTGGCCCCAAAAAATGCCGTATCCCGGAGTTATAGAATTTTATAAACAATTTCATGAGTTAACACAAACAAGCGATTACTCAACAGTGCTTTCGGCTACTCCCGGAATGATAAAATCGAGCAGGCTCTCATCGAAGGAACTAAAAGAAATTCTAGGCGGCGATTTTGGATTTATTCAAGGTACTGAACGTAAAAGAGTGTTATTCGGTCAACTTGGTAGTATTGTGAGAACTGTCTTGAGGAAAGGTCACTGGCATGAGTCGTCTTTTTATAGAAGTATTGCAGAGACTAAATATGAACGTTTTTGTCAGTATGCTCGTATTTTTCCTGAAAGAAAATTTATATGGATAGGCGACAGCGGACAAGGCGACGCTATAGCCGGACGCATGATGTTGAATGATCCAAATTTAAATGTCAAAGTATTTATCCACCAAGTTGGGGAGATAACAGTAGTTGATGAACATATTCGTTATTTTAAAACGTATTTAGATTTGGCTGAAATTTTTAAGAAATTAGGCATTTTTACAGATGAGATTGTTAACCGTATTAGGGATAGTATCGCCACTGTCTGTGGCGCGATTACGACATCCACTGCTACGCCTGAACAACGTGCAATACATTGTAACCCACCCGTCCCCTCCCGCCCCCCGAAAGAGGGAGGGCGACTCGCACACAAAAGTAAAACTTTGAAATCAAAACATATAATCCAAACAAAATCAAGGACGAAAAATAAAACACGAAAAATAATGAAAAACACCAAAAAAACTAAAAAGAATATTTCCAAAATACGTAGAAAGCGGTTCCAGTGATAATTTTACAATCGTGAATACGTCCTTCCAAAATATTTGTCTACTTGTCCTACGCAGATGTCGCCGTTTTTCACTTGGCGTGGTGTCGGTACACTTGTATGTGTGACTTCTGTCACGAGAATCTTATTGTCCCCTCGACTCCAGTAGCAATATGGAGGACTTTTCATGAGTTTCCCGTTATAATAATGTTCGGTTTGAGAGGCAATGCGTAATGCTTGTGCGGCTTCAGAGTACCATCCGTAAAACACCGATGTGTCTTCTGGGCATGGGGTGGACGCGGGGGTGGGCGGGTAAGGTGTAGTCGTCGTCCTCGTCGACATTGTAATTCGTGGCTTGATAATACTACACATACTATTATCAAACAATATAAATCAATTTTATACATGGGGTTGCGCTTGGGGTTGCGCTTGGGGTTGCGCCCCCACACGACGCTGTGCTATATGTGGGGGTAGAACCTGTGCTATATGTGGGGGTAGAACCTGTGCTATATGTGGGGGTAGAACCTGTGCTATATGTGGGGGCGTATGCTGGGGGTGTGTGCCGCGCCGACGCATCAATCAACGTCCAACCCAGAAAATCGGTTATGCACCTTTACATGTCCGGTTGATTTTGTCCCTTTCAAATGACCTACAACCGGTTCACTTGCGTCTGCGTCTGGAATCTGAACTGTCAGTGACGGTACCATGCGTCCTCCTCTCGACTGCTTCGTGCTACGAAATCCGCCAACTCCTTCACTATGTTTCGACCTCTCAATCTGTCTCCGTTGAAATGGCGGCTTTCGTTGCGTATCTTTCGCAGAATGGGCGCTGGTGCTGGCGTCGATGGTCGTCGAAGCAGGCGACGTCGCACTCAAGCATGCCAACTGTTGTGCCGGCGCCAGTTGATTCACGTAGTCAATCACCGCATGCTTTGTTACAAAGACGCCACTCGACTTCATCGTCGCCAAATACACGTCATAATGAAGCTTATACATGTGTGTCTTCAACTCGCGGTCATACTCCTTTAAAGGCTTGGCATTCTTCTTGACGTAGTGTTCGATATATCCGTCATACAGCCGCTGTGTGTAATCATGAAGGCGGTCACGGAACTGGCTGAATGTGCTCGAATGTTGTGGATGGTACTTCAAATACTCATCAATCGCACGGTCTTTACGCAACTGAAGATATTGTGCCATCAATTTCTTCTCCACCCCCTTACGTTTCTTGATGCTCTCATATACAGGGTTACGTTGTTTATAGCAGAACCCAGTATCTTTATCTACGAAGACGACGCCGGGCAAAGAACCACTTCGAGTCCCAGTCGATGCGTACATTTTAATGTAATCCTCGACCGTGTGAGGATTGAATGTAGCGCTTGCGCTGATCTCCGTATCTTCCAATACGCATGTCAATGTCGATGGCATATGTGAAACACTACCGCCAAAGTTGCCAGAAAAGATGTCACGGTCAACACGGGTCACATTCACGGCATCGACTTCAGTTCCATGCACACTAATTTCATAGACAGCAACTAGATATAATCGAGGAACGCTAATCGTATTCACAATTTGATTCTTTGGATGTTGAATCACGAGAGAATAGCAGTAATGCTTAGGAATCGCATCCAACCCGCCCGTGAGTAGGCTGAGAACCTCGCAAATGCGGCGTCGCAAAATTTCTGGAACAGCGAGTCGCTGAAATCCTTTGGATGAATCTCCCGCTGCCGCTGCCGCTGCCGCTGCTTCATCGGCGTTCGACGCGGCCTGTGCCTGTGCCTGTGCCTGTGCCTGTGCTTCCGCCTCCGCCTGAAGAATATGGTCAAACGAAACCTCGCCAACACAACTCTTCGTAGCGATATACCACCGCGCCGTATCCGCATGCCAGAAGAGATTCGCCATAACACCTTCCACCAACTCCTCGGCAATCAGCACGCTATTCACCGAATTCACTTCAGCCTTCTTCAGTTCATCTGTCAACGTGAGCATCTTGGGTGGGGCGACACAACAGATACGCCCATTTTTGTCAAAGACAACCGAACGCAAGCGACCGACCGTTTCGTATTGTTCATCGGTGAGTTTAGCACGGTCATATTTCAGCGTATAAAATACTTCATTGGTCGGCTGCTGGGTCTGGGATGATTCTCCCGCAATTTTAGAATAATGAAGCAGAAATCCTTTATCCGCGCACCATGAACTTAATTCGTCAAACTCGGGTTTTTCATGAGTATGCGACTTTATCTTATTTGCGAACTCGGTAAGGTATGGAAATTGAGCGGATGATATCGAAAACATTACGACGATGATGTATATAATTGTATGTTTAATCTTTATATTGGTTATTATGTGTTCATTTGAAAAAAAACATGTATAAATATATAATAACTGGATAAAATAGTAACATGGATCCAGTAGAGGCAAACCCACTAATATCCGAACCCGCGGTTGATTACGCCGAAGCCGAAGGCGACAGCGAAGGCGAAGGCGAAGGCGCCCCTGAGCCCGAGATAGTATCCTTGTCTATTGAACTCGGTGATGTTATACGCATTATCGCCCCCACACATCAAGAAATCCATGACCATACATTTTTCGTTGATTATGTATCTTCTCGTAAAATCAAACTTATAGATACTGAATCTATCACCGACACGGTATTAACACTTGATGCGACGGGAAAACTAACCGACGAGAGTATAACATCCATCGAACTATTAAGTCGCGCCGAAGAGAAGGGGTATGCGAGACAAAATAATTTAGTCGTATCTACGTGGGTTGATATCCGTTTTGGCGGAGATGTTCCAACGATTATTACGGGTATGATTACGGATGTAGAAGAAGACATGATTGAGATACGCACATATCCCGAAGATGAAATGATATACATTAATTTTGATTATATGGGTATTCCGGAAAATTTGCCCATTGAAGAAATCCGGATACGTGCACCACCGTCATCATTTGGCACGGAACGGCGTGTCGCCGAAGGAGCCACCACCGAAGCAGCATCTGGATTTTTATCGATGGGTATGGACGCAATATCAAGCGAATCTTTGTCGCCCTTGGAGGCGCGCCGAAAACAGCGTCAAATCGCACGAAGTGCTGAGGGAGGCGAAGACGCAGTAGAACAGCCCGACGGTGATTCGGAACATACTGTGTTGTCCGCTGCTGATGTTCGGGTTCCAACCGCCACACTCCGAGAGAAATTACGCACAATCTTAATCGATGCCGACCAAATTCAAGTGGGCGAAGAATTGGAGGTTCTTGTCCAAACGGTTGATATTCCAGAAGCCAATCGCCGTTTTAATTTAGATAAACAGTGTGATGATTTGTTGGATACGCTCATGACGAATGTGCCTTCTGCTGAAAAAACACGCACTGTGATGTCACGCATACAGCGCATGGTGGTTCGTTTTCGCGAGTTACGACATAAATTCTCGCAGTTTGACGCGAACGCCAACCCGTCCGTCCCGCCGCCGAAAAGTGCTCTTTATCGTCCGCTCGTCGACGCATTAATGCGAATGGACCATGCGCTTCGATGGATTATCCCGATTGTTAAGACGCGAAAGGTAATTTATGATATTCCAATCGACGAAAGAACCGCCGCCGAAATGGATATTGTGCCCCGTCTAATTCAAGAAGAACGAGAGGCAGAGGGGCTCCTTCAGCGGCAATGGTATGACGGGTCATTGACGTATGCGCAGTATATGTCAAATCTCTCATCACGCCATTTTTCCCCGAGTTATGAGCCCCGTTACACGCAGGATGTCATAAGTGCTCGACAGGTGAATGAGAATATTACCGCCGTTATTGATAATCTGGATGATTTTTACTCATCGGTCGTTCAGGGCGAAGAGGTGAAACGGCGGAGATTCGTGATTCAAAAATATAATCTTGGGTTGTCAAAAGTACAGTCGCAAACAAGGTCGTCGCACTCGGGCGACGCAGCCGCCGACATTGATGGCGGCGTGGGGCCGCTCATTAAAAGAACAACCGAATTTACGAATCTCACCCCAAACGACCGAATGAATATTGTCGGTTTTATGACATTTCCTGAACCGGTTATTTATCATTCGCGTATATCCCTTCCTAGTATTCACATTCTTGACAAATGCGACTTGAATGCCAAACACATTCATTACTGGGAAATGCTCCGCCAGATGACGACGATTACGACGCATGATATCAACAACCTTGACAGACCCGTGGATTTAAATGCTCATGGCCTGCTTCACGAAATCAAGCAGTTTGTCCTCGAACCAGAGTCGGTTGCGTCGGCTTCTTCGACGCGTGACAAGTACCGGAAATTCCTCGAAGTTATAATACCGAAAACGCGTAATATATTCGAGATGATGCGGCAGTATATCCACGGGCGTCTTACATTACAGGACGTTCTCGCATTCATCGAGCCATTTCTCGTGTATCAAGAAGACCTTAATGTGAAGCAATATGACGAAATCGTGACATTCCTTTATCAGCGAGTCCTTGAATATAAACGGAATTATGCGACGAATTTCCGCAAGTTTGGGCGTTTGCGTGCGTTTCATTATAATGTGAGGTATATGGGTGTGTCGATGATATATAAGCTGATTGTGACGGGTCGAATGATGGATGCGGATGTATTCAAGGCGTATGGATTTCAAGACACCCAAGTGCGTTCGGCGGGTGGTAGTCGGCAAGAGCAATCGGCGGCGGCGTTTGACGAGCGTCAGCGTCAGCAGATGCGTGGTCGTGCGTATGCTGCTGGAATAGCAGAACAGACCGAATATAACGAGAATCTTCTCTCATCGTCGGAACTTCTCTCGCGGATGTTGGCGATAGATTATGCGAAGTTATATATGGACGCAGTTGCGATTACGACGACTGAACTCATAACGCCCTTTGATTTTAATTTGGTGCTGGGCGAGCAAAGCCAGCAATTGCGTGATGCGGGGGCGATGCGTGGAGGTGCGCCTGGAGCGGCGGCGGCAACGAGAGACGAAGCCGCCGCCACCAGTCCCGCGGCGGGCCCTAAAAGGTTTGGCATGGTTCTCGCAAAGAATTATCCCAACGAGGAAGCCCTTCAAGAAGACAATGACGGTGACCACCCCGTATTCTTTGATAAAAAATACGATACAACCGATTATGCGTTTATTGAATCGTATCGTGACCAACAGGGGTCGATGAGTTCCGCCGATTTCGCCATGTTTATCGTGGATGAACTCATCAAGAAGAAGAAAATGACATATGAAGAAGCGAAGAAGGAGGCCGAAGCGATTATGATTGGGCCTGGATTGCGTCCTGTAAGTGATGGCGACTATGCCGTCGTCGAAGAAGACGAATATGTTGAACCTGCTACATCGTCGGGCAGAATGATGTTCCCAAATGAGGACGAGTTGGGGACAACTGAAACAAAATTCCTTTACTTTAAACGAGAGAATGGAAAATGGATTCGTGATACAAGTATCCCTGCGATGATTCCAAGCAGTGACAGGAATTATTTCTGTAATGTAAATCGTGACTGTATTCCGTTGGCGATTGAAGCGAGCGAACAGTTGTTATCACAACAAGATGTCGGTGGAGGCGGCGGCGGTGGCGGCGGTGGAGGCGGTGGCGGCATGGCTATGGCACATATTACCACGAAGGAAGGCACTGACGCAGTCAAGAAGGCATTTCTCGACAAGATGAAGGCCGAGTTTGATTCCAAGTATCAAGTTACTAGAGAGAATTTCACAGAATTCGTGAATAAGAAGTTCGAATATGACCTCAAAAATATCACACGAATTCTAGAAATACAGAACAAGGAGTTTTATAAGTATAATGACCGCAAGTATAAGCTCGGGTTTCATACTGCGAAGACTGGTTCGGGTAACGGCGGTGGCGACGACGACAACGACGATGACGACATCGACGCGATTATTTCACCGATGGAGCCACTTAAAGACAGGATTATTGCCCAAACCGATTTCGTGAAGCGGCAGCATGACCTTATGCTATTTATTACGAGATTCACACGCAAGGCGAACGAAATCATGGATGAAGACCCGAATTGGTTATATTGTATTAAATCGAATGCGAAGTTATTGCCGTCGTTTTATGAGACGATTGCGGTGGCTTTTCTTCAGTCATCGTCATCGTCATCGTCGTCGGCGGCGACCTCACTGTCCGTCGTCATCGATACTATATGTAAAGAACGCGGAACAATCAGCGATGATGGCGAGGCATGGGTGGATAAATATAGCGGTGCACTTATTAAAAAAATCGAGCATATAACAGAAGAGGGTTTTGATGATGCTGGGTTTCGTCTAATCACGAGAGATATTATTGAAGCCGATTTAGGTGAAGGCGTATTGAATGTCGCGAAACCGACGACCGCGGCGGCGGCGGCAGCGGGAGGAGGCGCCGCAGCCGCAACAGCCGGAGGCGGTCTTACTGGAATAAGTATCATCGAAAAATACGACAGTCCAAACGCACGCATTATAAATAATATTGTAACAACGATGACCGGATATATGGGGATTGATTTACACGCAGAACGCGAATTTATTATTCAAAATACGCTGACACTTCTAGAGGCGGCTGTTCCAACAGAAGACAAGTATCGAGAGAAGTCCGAACGGTTCTTTCGAGAGAAAGGCAAGCATCTTCCGCCATATAAGGAGATTTTTTTCCAGACGCTTCTTCTTCTCACACTTTGCTATCTGTGTATTTCAATTCAATGTGCGATACCTACGCCGAAGACACGTAAAACTCACGCGGGGTGTATTCGCTCATTTTCTGGGTATCCTATCGACGGCGACGGCGACGTGTCTGGTTTGATGTATATCGCATGTATTGCGTATAAAATCAAGACGAGTATTGAGCCGTGGAATACTTTGAAATCATTCAAGAAAGAAGGCGATATTCTCGCAAAGATGAAGACGTTGATGGATGCCAGCATTCTTACAAAGCCGTTAATTAAGGAGAGATTACAAACGAAGCGGGATTATTTGCGAGACATGAGGGCTGGAGCGGCAGGAGGAGGCATTCCAGAAGAATTATCTGTAGTTCGATGGGCCAACTTTATGCCGCCGATGAAATCTCTCGACAACATGCCTACTCCCCAGAATGTGGCTGCGGATTTCACAAACCAACTCATTAGTGATATGAAGCGGGGTTATCACGGGCAACATGACAAGTTGTGCGTGCTTGAGAGCAAGTGTCAATACTTTAGTTTATCTATCCAACAAATGATACATGACATTGTGAAGAAAAGCAGTCCATTATTGCTGAATATGGCGAACGAGCCCTTTCTCGAAAATGCGTGTTGTAATGAACCCACCGACCGTCGGTCTAGACGCGTCATCGATTATTTCATGGAACGCGAGCAGAATATTCACCATCATAATCGCATTATCGGGTTCCTAACAAAAACGATGCGAGACATGGCTGTGATGACACGAGCCACTACAATCATCGACAATCGAAATACTCGATTTCAGTATCCAAATATTCCACAAGAGTTCAACGAGCAGACGATATATCGTGCGTTTATTCACTATTGTCGCATGAATCAGCAGTATTCGTCTTCGGCGGAAGGCGGCGCGGGCGCAGCAGACGTGCGAACTGATAATCCCAATCCCGTCAGCACCGCTATTGCGATGTATTTACATCCGGCGCTTCGAGAGATTTGCCCACCGAAACCCCAAGACTGGAATTCGACGGATATACTCGATGATAAAATACGTAAACTTAAACGGGATTCGAATATATTTGACGAGACTAGTCTTGCGCGCCTACTAAAGGCGGTGAATGGGCATAAAATGGTAGATGCCAGCTATAAAACGGCGATTCGTCCGCAAGAAAATGTGCCATTTCAGAGATTTCAGGACGCGATTCTTCATTTGGAGCGATGCGACGACGAAGCCGCCCCCGGAGGAGCCCAAGTCCGTTCCCGCAGCGAATTAGACCAACCTATTATCCCGAGAGAATTACGTCACCTTATACTCGCGATACTTGAGTCGGGGTCGCCCATGTACGTCCAAGAAGACACGGAAGAGATGCGAGACCTGAAGAATTATCTTCAAACGAAAAACCGAGAGATGCGCGCAGAGGTCGTCGGGTTTATCCAGCAAAATGCGAAACAAACCAAGGCTCGGTTCCGCGAGATTGAGCGTATCATTGATACGATTCTCGACTTTGAAATCAACAAGAGCAGCACGGTTCTAATGTCGTCCACGGATGAAACACGTGCGAAATGTATCCAATTTATAAAGAATACGATGACGCGTCTAATCGATATTATTCCGGGCGTCATTCATAACGGCATGGATTTTGATGACACGAATATTCCAAAGCATTGGGGATTCTCTCAAACGCATATGAAAGATATCAAGGGAATCATTTCATCGCATTATACGTCACTGAAGACATTTTATAACGACCACGTCATCAAGGAAGTGTTACGGCACGCAGACCATCATGTTCGAGACTTGAAGGTTATGTTGGAAAATACGCCCTTCATGGCGGAAATATTCTTCGATGAAGAGAAAGATGCGATGATTGCGGCGAATGCCGCGGCGCTGGCGGTTCAACCGAAGCCAGGTGTCCCTCGAGAGGTTGATATTGAAAGAGAGCTAGGCGGACGCGTCGCTCATTCTACTCGCAAGAATATTTTCACGATGTATTCAGTATTTGACCGTAATATTGTTTGTAATTTGTATCTCTTCTACTTTCTCTCGTTTATGCGGACATTCGTCCAACTTGTCGCAGAGACGCCTGTGTCGATTTATCAGACAGAGCCGACGAGAGTGATACGTCGTGGAGCGGCAGCAGCAGCAGCAGCAGCAGCAAAAGGCCGAGGCGCCAGCACCAGCAGCAAAGGCAAAGGCAAAGGCAAATTCGCCGCCGCCGCTAGCACGACTCCCGGCATTATCTCTCGCACCGCCGAGTTCCGTGAAGACGAAGAGGAACAAGAAGATGAAATCGACCCGCATTCCCGCCTGTATTCCGCGGATGTTGGAAGCAGAGAGAAGGGCCAGCTCATCAGTGATATGGATACCCTCATGGGGGATAAGAAGGCACTCGGGCAGCGTGTAAGCGAACTCCTTATCGCATATCTGCGTATCATTGAAAAGGATAAGGCGGCGATTAATTTCAACTTGGCAAACATCAAGGAGAAACTCACCCGTGTGAAAGACAAAGAGAAGGATGGGGTTGTCGAGAGAATCGGCGCGATGTCGGTTGGCGAACGTCAGCTTGAAAACATGATGAAAACGCATAAGATGGGTATCTGGAGCCGCGGAACGTCGCAGACTGGCGTCGTCATTTACGACCAAGATTATTATGACGAGGAACGAAATGAGATGGAGAAAATTGCGCAGAAAGAGCGACAATTAGGCCGACGTGACTATGTCACGGATATGAACCGAGAGATTTATGTAATGGACGCACTGGAAGCCGACCGCAGTGCGGCAGAAATCGAGGCGCATGAACTGGATATGTCATCAGGTATTCCTGAAGATGATGACGCAGGAGATGATGATACCGCGTATATCCACCGACATGATGATGAAGGTGAGGCATATGAAGGCGGCGGCGACGGCGGTGGCGGTGGCGGCGATTGGGACTGAAGAATCGCACCGCGATGTATTTAGTATTTGAATAATATCGAAATGCGGTGTAATACTATCAAATTTGTAATATTGTAATATACTAGTAGGAAGGCTATTACAATACAACACAGAATGAACACATTCATAACACTCATCCGCAATAATTTAGCAGGTGCGGCGATTTTGTTATACGTTGTTGTATTTATGCTGGTTCAGTACATGAATCCGTCGTTTCTGTATAATGAAGACGGTTCGCTGAGAGAATTTGGTATTGGATATTCTAGTAAGACTGTCTTGCCGATTTGGCTGGTGGCGATTATATTGGGAATTCTCTCGTATTTAACAGTTTATTATATAACGAGACCTGCGGCACGGATCCTCTTGTAATTCAAACTATGGTCGGTCGTCGCGACGCTCTCCACTTCACGCGGTAATCGTAAGCACCTTATTCTTCGCAGCATCCGCCTTGTTCTTTGCTTCATCTTGCTTCTCCTTAAGGACTTGGGCACGTATCTTCTGTTGTTCTGGCGTGAATGAGCAACCGATATTCAGTAAATAATTATAACTAATACTAACGACGAGCATACCGCATAATACTAACCAAACAAACTCGCCAACAATCGTTTTCATCATTAAAAATTTCCGGATTTTCTCCAAGTCCTCTAATTTCGCCGATGGGCGGATAAGGCGGGACTCTTTGAAACTGTCCCAGAACCGGTCAAGATTATCAAGATTCAGTTCATTTAAAATAATAGACTGGTCGGTATAAATTTGCTCTAAAGCCCGCCCAATATCGCGTTTATTCTTGACTTCATCGGCGGGTATGTCTGCGTTGTCTTGCAGCCCACCATCGCTGCTGCCACCGCCCGCACCTCCGGTTTGCGCCGCCGCTGGCGTCAAATCAAACTGCGGTGTTAATATATTGTTAAATACATCTTTCATGTCTGTAACTATTGAAACGAAAATATACCCGAATGTATTGCTGAATGGGGACAACCATCCGGGAAACACGATAAGCGCTGATTTTAAAACCCCTAATACCAAGAACCACGGCAATATTGTTGCGATAACTGCGGTCTTCTCTTGGTCGAATCCGCAAATATCCTTCGACATCGCAAGATTAATGAAATATTCGCCTATGATGAGCACGAGAAAAAAGAGGAAGGTTATACCGCCGCTTAATACGCCGTTTTTGGTATATTTATAATATGAATATGCGGCAAATACCGCCAAAAAGAATAAAATCGCAACCGACGAACTTAATTCCGCCATTGAACGAGTAAATTATTGATTTGCGTGTAATTACATTATACACCGATTATTATACTAGACGTTATTACGCCATCGCCAATTCAGGTGGTGCGTGCGTTCGCTGCCTTTCCTTATTATTTCACAGTATAATAGCATAATAATACTGTGAAATAAATGGATAATAACGCACCAGCCCCAATTCTAACCGAGCCCGGTGTCCGGTATTTTTTGAGTAAATCTCTCGAGAGGTGTCATAAGATAAAGGATTATTATCATACACAAACATTCAATTTCACATTGAGTATCGCATTTTTTGTATGTTTAGGCGTGTTTTTATATATACGCTACAAAGGCAAACCGACGCACGAAGAAGTGGAGGCAAAGAAGCGAGAACAACAAGCATACATTCTCTCGAAATTGAAGATGGTAAATGCCTCGCATTACGCACAAAGTAAAGGAATACCCATGGATTGTCGTGTTCATCCTGCGGGGAATGGAATGGGAATGCTGACGAACTTGCCAGTATGGAAAAGTCCCGACGAGGATTATTGGAAGCGTGATTACGCATAGCGGGGTCTAGACCATAATTCTATCTATACTAATTATAGTACTATAAAATCATGGCGACGACCCACGCATCGATTTATCAAGATTTACATTCGGCGATTCAAGAACGGCGGGATACGCAATACGGCGGCGGCGGTCGAGCCGTCTCTCGTATCGCCGAGCAGAAGCGAGCACAGGAGACACGCGACCACTTGAAAAAGGCAACTCGGGTGCTGTTGGAAGTAACAAAGAAGCAGGAGGACGCTCTTAAAAAGCATCTTCAACGTGCGGCAAACCCCGACGAATTTCGCGGCATGGTGTATCCGTACCAACTCATTCCAGAAGAAGAACGGTTGAAAATCAACGACGCAATTCACGGATATTACTCCTTTAAAGAAAAGTATAATTCCGCACTTGAAAAGCGACGCCAGCGGCTGATAAACGACCCCGCTATAAACTGGAAATCCCTTTCAGCACAACAAAAAGCCAGACGTCTCGCCATAATCAAACCCGCGTGTATTGTGTGTAAGCAGGAGGGTGGGTCGATTTTTACGGAAACGGATGGTAAGTTGAAGGCGATATGCGGAAATATCTCTCAGCCGTGTGGATTCCATATCGAAGTTTCTCGGGGAAAATACATAAGTTTAGAAACATTGATGAACGAATCTCTCGAAGAAGTTCGCGCGACCAAGGATGAAATCATTCGAATGAAACTAGACCTTTTATTCCAGTTTATAAGCGAAGACGAACTCTTAGAGCAATTCGACGCAGTCCAGCATAAATTACAGGAGCAGCTCAAAATGTATACCGAATTTCGCACACATTACCTTAGTGTTACGGATAACGCTGATGCGCAGAAAGATTTGCTAACGCAAACGCGGGTTATATCGGAGAGAGTCGCGCAGATTAAGGAGTTTATGACGGAATTCAAGGAGTCGGAATGGAAGAACCGAAGCATCATCGATGATATCCTCGTGCTTTACCAGCAAGATATTGAGCCCGCGTTTATGAAGATGCGAGAGACGAAGTATGTTTATTCGCAAGTGGAAACCACCGAAAACGCCGACGGGGCGCTCGTACAGATGTATAATGACGGCGAGTTCTATCTCTCGCAGAAGAAATATAGCCATCATGAACTCTATATGCCAGTGATTATGCCGATGTGGATTGCGGATAATCGCATCGTGAGTAAGCCTGTGGGTGCTGTGGTTGTGCCGAAGCCGGTGGGGGCGGGTGCGGGAGCGGCGAGGTAGTAATTTTTTATTGTGTTATAATAATAAAGATGGAACCCCTGAATGTTAACGTGTGGAAAGTTCCTATTCACAAATTAAGTAAACAACACCTAGTAGTTGATTTGGGAGAGGGAGGGAGGAGGGCATTTCTAGATTTAGCAACCCTTCTAGATGATATAAGAATCAGTATTCATGATGAGGACGATATTCATTTTAATACTATAACTAGTAGTAACTACAACGACGAGCAATTTAATGCTCATGGGGCGGTGACGAATGCTGTTCATGAAGGAAAGGTTTTTTGTAATATACCAATTACAAATGAACTGCCTAGAGGCGGTGGTCGCAGAACCAAAGCGCGTCGTCTCTCTCGCCGCACACGCCACACACGCCGCACACGCCGTTAAACACCACATACCCCCTTCACCGCCGCCGCGGATAATTATCGTAGTATAATGTAGTATAATACGATACGAAGCAACGACCCCCGACCCCCGACCCCCGCCCCCCGCCCACCCCGAATGTTAGACATATTTAAATATATTTCTCTCCCAGTATTCATCGTAAGCCTTTCTATCGGGCTATTCTACGTTTATATCTCGGTGCCTAACCCGAAGATTATCTACGTGTATCCTACCCCCGATAATATCCGCAATTTTCAATTTAAAGACAATGCCGACAATTGTTTTTCATTCAATGCGAAGGAGGTTTCGTGTGCGGAAGCAAAAGGCCAAATCAAAAAGATACCGGTTCAGTAGCGGAGCGGAGCCGAGCGAAGCCGAAGCCGCCGCCGCCGCCGAACCGAGCCGAATTTATATCTGTATATATTACAATAGTCAGTAATTACTACGTAAACGAATATGGGGTTTCAGCGACTTCTTCATACTGAAACCGGCCGTATTATTATATCAATCGTGCTTGGTCTAGGCATCGCGTCGCTTTTTCGCAAAGTGTGTAAAGACCGGTCATGTATCAGTTTTCGCGCCCCGCCTCTCAAGGATTTAGAGAAAGACACATATAAGTTGGATGATAAATGTTACGAATATAAGACGAAGGCGGTGAAGTGCGAGGCAGGGAAGAAGGAAGTGAAACTTTCGAAATAAAGTGACAATCAATTAAGAAGCCGCCCGTGGCTGCGTTAAATCGACGGGTCTTCGTTCTTGGCATATGTATATATCGTATTTTTATATACATATTTAGTATTTTTAATGAGCGACACAACCAGCATCGACGACTTGCCTTTAAGTAGTCAAACACCGAGTAATGCTTACGGCGGCGGTGGTGGCGGCGGTGGTGGCCCGCTTATTTACTCGCCGAATATCGGCGGCGGCGGCGGTGGCGGCGGCGGCGGCGGCGACGCACAAATCCCCGGAAATGTAATGAACGAAGTCATGCAAGGCGTCCAACGAGCCAGTGCCAACGGTATGACAATGATACCTACGAGAGATATTCCAATGAACCCGAATTTATTCACGCACGATGACCAAGCACGACCGAATTATGTTCCGCAGCCGCAATTCACGCAGGACTCACGCAACGGCGGCGGTGGCGGCGATTATATCACGGAACATACATCGATGGACAGTATCGTCCGTGCCAATACACGTCAATCGAATCAACTCGATACAATTGAGGCGATTTATTACGACCTTCAAATGCCGATTCTTATCGGTGTTCTCTATTTCATATTCCAGATGCCGGTTTTCCGCGCACAACTGCTCCATTTTCTGCCGTCATTATTCGGCGAAGACGGGAATTTCAAAATTACGGGTCTCACCGCCACGAGCGTGATGTTCGCAGGCACATTTTTCGTGATTATGAAGATATTCAACAAGTTGGGTGAAGGGTTCAGGTGAGCAAGTCTCGCGTATAGTAATTTATTCTTCAGTCACTACGACGCACCCGCCGCCGCCGAGTTCCTTTTGTGCTCTTTTTCGCACTCGCGTGTTCATACGGAATATACCGCAAGAACCATTCCTCGAATTCACGCGACCCACGCTTCCCCTTTAATTCTTCGTATTTCTCCGTCTTCTCGAATCGCATCGACTCCAGTGTAGGTTGTTTCCCGTAACAATTAATACTGAAACGCCGTAATAACCCAGTCTGCTTCAGGCGGTTATGTTGCTGAACATCGAAGAGAAATTGCGACATACAAAGAATGCGATTGATGTCATAATAGACGCGGTTGGCGTAAATGAACGCTAGATAAAAACTCAACATGGTATCGATGGTCGCAATACGTATGGTGGCGTCATTGTCAATCCGTATTGTATTATAACTGTGACACGCAAGCGGTTTATACAAAAACGCAATCACTTCATCGCCAACCCGAATATCATAATGCTCGGAAATAACCTCACCAACGCCGGCATGCTTTGTATATTTGACATCTTTGTAATTATGCGAGGTAAGCTCACGGACAACTGTTTCGCATAATTCGCGTGGGTCTTCGGAGAGGATATCAAAATCGGGGATTTTTTGGATAATGCGGCGCTGATGTTTCGGCATATACCGAGAGTATAATATATTCGCATATCCGCCGAAGAATACTGCCCGGTTTTTAATAAAGACATTGCGGACAATATTATAAATATCGCCTTCGGCGATTTCCTTCTCTCGGTTGCTGCTATATGATAACCGCGATGTGTTGACAGTATACTCTTCTTTATGCGTTTCGTTCGGCGGCGACCGCGATGGTGATCGCGACTTACTGGGTGTCGGCGTTGCGTCTGCGTCTATTTCACGTGGTTTCATAGAACATAATATAAACGTATCATCCTTACCAAATAATCTCTCGTATGTCGCAATCAATCGATACTTATGCGTGAGTTTATCCTCTTCTAATGTATATTTAAAATCGCCAATGGTCTCTTCATGCGATGAAACCCCGTGATATAAATGTTTCATATATTTACGCAAATCATGATATTTATGTATAATTTGACTAACGGCTTTACGTCTTCCGCCGCTGCTGCCGCCGCCGCTGCCGCCACGTTTCACAGAGCGAGAGCGAGAGCGAGAGCGAGACGGCGAGTCCCTTGTCGACCTAGACCTCGTCTTTGAAATACTAATCTCTCCCGTATTCGCCGCAGTCGCACCCTCAAATCCTCTTTGATACTCTATTTTATCACAGTCATACCCCTTAAGTGGGTAATGTGTATTCAAAAGAGTAAGACGTTTCTGGACTTTTTCCCACCGAGATACATCGCCGTCGGGGCGTGATAATTCGAGATACATCGCCATACGAAGAAAGTCTGGCGGAGCATACCGGATATCTTTCTTAATAATCGCATCACGAGAGATTGCCTTGAATAATTCGGGTTCCATTTGCGTAATATCGGCAATTCCTGTGAAATTTACGAACACCTTATACGTGCCGTGATGAACACCAGATTTTGCCTCTACATCTTCGTATCCAGCCTTGTAATAAATATCGGCGAGATCTTTCGCATCATCAAGCGCATTATTCGAATAAAAATCGTAGTCGGGAAGTTCGACGTCCTTATTATAAAACTGTGCGTCTTCGGGGAGGATATTATTGATGGCAGTGCCGCCATAACATACGAGCTTTTTGTCTGCGATGAATTTTTCGACGATGGATATAATTTCGCGAACTTTGGGGTCTTGTATCACCTTTTCGCCCTTTCTCTTTTCGACCAAATCAACCGCATTACGCAATATTTCGAGTTCCTTTTCTTCAAAAGAGACGTCTTTCTCGCCACGATTGGGCTTTTTACGTGACATGGAACGTGTGCCTAAAATAATATGATGACGCTTATCATATGATTAGAAAATAATAGTCGCGTGTATATGATGACTTATATTGCTGACGACGATGACGACGATGCTATATAATGTTGTGCGTATATGACGCGACCTGAATTGATTAAGAGTAATTTGCGGGTATATGACAACCTAAATCGATTAAGAGTAATTTGCGGGTATATGACGACCTAAATCGATTAAGAGTAATTTGCGGGTCGACCGATATTGATTAAGAGTAATTTGCGGAGGGAGTGGAGCCTAACCCTTGCGGTTTGGCGAAACAACCGAAGCAAATTACATTATAAGGTAATCTTGACACCACCCGCCACCTCAATAGGGCGAGCCTCCATCGACGCCTTCGGGTTGGGAGGTGCTGGCGGCGCAATCGTAATCGGCACATATCGCAAATCCTCCGGTTTCAAAATGAACGCATACCCAACTGACGCAAACTTATCTTCATATGCTTTCAGTTTCTCGTCCCGCGCTTCTTCCTGAAAACACATTGTTGCGATTTGGCACCCCCACGTGAATGGGCCATTATGCCCGTCATTGATTGGCCTGCCTCCTTTATCGGGAATCACAAGGCACATATTCTTCTTATTCGAGTCCTTGAATGTTTGCGGGTCAGCGATATTTTTGACGCCGAAATACGTATATTTCGAGAGAAAAAGCGAATTCGAGCTCATATTCACCAACTCGAATAATTTGGTATTTCGATAGATTGGATTTGTCCCATCCACCATCAATATAATTTTCCCCTTAAGGTCTAGTATGTTTTCATTCCCTAAATCCTTCGTTTGGTATTCACGCCCATACTTTGGACCCAACAAATTTCGAGCAACGGTTTTACTCTGCGATATTATCTTCGCAAGATTATCATACATTGTGACGTTTCGCGACATTATTCGCATATGGATAATAAAGGGGTCGCTTGGATTCGGGCACTTCGACCCAGAAAATACATAACTACCTAATACCTCAAATGCGTCGCTTACTGGAATATGGTTGAATGTTTCTTTATAATTGAACGAATTCACGGAGGATGACGCAATCACTGGCTGGTTTTCTACGGAAAACACTTCGAAGTCGATAAATCGACAACCGCGTGCGATGACATATAATAGTGCGTCCATGCTCACGTTTGAGTTTTTGAATTTATCTGGATTGAATGCGTTATATGCGGATTTAATATAATAATCACGCAGTTTGAATTTACTCTGACTATCATCAGCATTAATTGATGTAATATTTTTATCAATGAACTCTTTTGTGTTTTCATTCATATTTTCCATTCCTTCGGGCTCGTCCGTCGTCGGGGGCGGGGGCGGGCGGGGGGGGGGGGGGGGGGGGCGGGGGCGGGGGGGGGGGCGGGGGCGTCGTCGTCGTCGGCTTCATCGAACTTAATTTATCAAGTTCAGTTACGACCTTTTTACGTTGATTTACTGTCATTTCATTTTCAGGTGTTTCCGGTGTGAAATCCTCGGTTGATAATACTGGGTTGGAGTTAAGTAATTTTTCAAATTGTTCTAGGGGGTCGTCGGCTGGTTTCGCCGCCGCTGCCGCCGCATCTCTCGATTCTGTCTCGAATCCCTCTCGCCGTATTGTCATTGCTTCATAACATCGTGTTTTAATGAGTTCGGATATATTCCATATGGCAAACACGATTAGAATGACGCCGATGAATACGAATTCTATTTGGGTTTCTTTCATTATGTTGTTATATATAATGAAAGATTTTTATATAGAGTTATTCTAACATAACATATATCGACCGACGGCCGCGCATAAACTACATACTAAATATGACTGGTGGTTTGTTGAATCTGGTCGCTACAGGCAACCAAAATGTTATTCTCAACGGCAACCCAAAAAAGTCGTTTTTCAAAAGCACATACCTTAAATATACGAATTTCGGTCTTCAAAAGTTTAGAGTTGATTTCGACGGACAGAAGAAGTTGCGAATGACCGAAGAGTCCAAATTCACATTCTATATACCGAGATATGCGGAACTACTCATGGATACCTATATTTGCGTTACACTGCCGTCGATTTGGAGCCCGATTCATCCTCCAGCCACTATCAATGATATGTGGGCACCGTATGAATTTCGATGGATTGAGAACGTAGGAACGCAAATGGTAAAGGAAATCGTGATTTCGGTAGGCGGAATGACCCTACAGCGTTTCACAGGAAATAATTTAATGTCGATTGTAGAGCGTGACCTCGATAATACCAAGCGGGAGTTATACAATGAAATGACCGGACATGTTCCAGAGTTATACAATCCGGGGTGTTCTGGCGCACGATTGAACCAGTATCCTAACGCATATCGCACAGGTAATATCGCTGGAGCCGAACCATCGATTCGTGGGCGGAAATTATATATTCCTATCAACGCGTGGTTCACGCTTTCTTCGAAGATGGCATTTCCGCTTGTATGTCTTCAATATAATCAACTTCAAATTGACGTGACGCTGCGACCGGTGAAAGAATTATTCACGATACGTGATGTGGGCGACCCCAGTAATTATTGGCCAGTTGTTCAGCCAGACTTTACGAACCCGCTTCACCAGATGTGGCGGTTTTTATACCCGCCGCCAAGTATTGATTTATCTCTCGATTCTTATCCTAGTATTCGCACAGACTGGAACGCGGATGTTCATTTGATGGCGACCTACTGTTTTCTCTCGGATGAAGAGTCGAAAGTCTTCGCTGCCAATCAGCAGAAATACCTGATTAAATCGTATTATGATTGGGTGTTTAACGATGTAACGGGTAATCGAAAAATCAAAATAGAGAACTCGATGGGGATGGTGGCGTCATGGACGATGTTCTTTCAGCGGAGCGATGTGAATATGAGAAACGAATGGAGCAATTATACGAACTGGCCGTATAGTTATTTGCCGTATGATATTCTCCCCGCACCGATTGATGATGACTGGCGACCCTCCGCTTTTAACGAGAACGTGAATCCGGCGAGTGATATGTCATTCAATTCGATGTTTCCAAACGACCGCTACTTCTTCGATAAGAATGGGCCGAAGAACGGGATTGGACCCGGTATCAATCCACGGGATAAACGGCTCACTGGGCTTCATATTACTGGCGACTTCCAATCAGAGAATCAGCGCGAGATTTTACAGACGATGGGAATCTCTTTGAATGGGAAATACCGAGAGAATTTACTGGATGCGGGGGTCTATAATTATGTGGAAAAATATACACGCACCCGCGGCAGTGCGAAACCCGGGATTTATTGCTACAACTTTTGCCTGAATTCCGACCCGTTCGACCTACAACCCAGTGGTGCTATTAATATGAGCAAGTTCAACCAGATTGAGCTAGAGATGGCGACGATATATCCACCATTGGACTCTGCCGCTGAAGTGAAAGTGATTTGTAACCCGAATACACGAGAGATTATCGGCATGAATAAACCGAATGTGAATATTTATCTTTATTCATATGACTTACACATACTGGAGGAGCGGTATAACGTGCTGACATTTGTCTCGGGCAACTGTGGGTTGATGTACGCGCGGTGAACCCCTCGCGCGGTGCAATATCTCACCAAAATTATTATATCGTATATATAACCTGAATACATATACGATGGCGGATGATGAAGAAACAAATGTAGACGATGTCGGCGGAAATGAAGAAGAAGAAGAAGAAGAAGAAGAAAGTACGTTTAGCAAAGTCGGCGGCATGTTCGGTGGCGGTGGCGGCGGCGACAAAGACGAGGAGGAGGAGGAGGCCGCCGACGCCAAGGCTAAGGCTAAGGCTGCCAAAAAACCGAAATCTGGCACCGCAAAATCGCTATTCGATATAGCCGCACTTAAGGAGTTTGGTTTAAGTGTATTGACACTTTTTATCGAAACTATCATTATTTCGGTGATTTGTGTAAATATTCTCTTTTTTTCGGCACCAGAGAGTATTCGAAATAACCGTCTCAATCTAAATAAACTCTTCCCGACGGAACGAGCCGCGTGGCCTTATTGTTATACGAATGAATATACATCATGCGAGGCGGATTGTCATGATGAATTCGGCGGAATCGTTAATGACCCAAAGATCACAACAGGCAAAAAGATATTCCTGAAAGCCGCTATCATTCTGGATACATATGTGTTCAAATGGTTCTGTCTTACTAAAGAAGATATACAAATGGTGGATGAAAGTGTTAAGGAGGGCGTCACAAAGGTAAATCTTCTTAACTTGTCGTTCATTAAAGCACGATTTAAGCAATGGATTAATAATTCATTCATATTCTCGTTTTCAAGCGACCGCACGATGATGCGGTACGTATTCGATAAAATAACAAGGATGTTACAAGCAATTCCCGTAGAATTAAACGATGTTGTCAGCCCGCTAATTATTCTCTTTATGCCATTCGTGTTTCTGTTTTTCCTAGCGTTTATGTTGTCGGGAGGCCCTTTTTTCACCACAATTATCGGCATGATTGTAAATCAAACCGACAATGGGAATGAAATGATTGGCGGTTCATTATGGTCACTGTTAACTGGATTTGGTCTTGGTATAATACCAGTGGTATCATATGTTGTTCAACTCATTCAATTCATCGGCACATTCTTTATTTATCCACTTCTTCATTGGGACAACTATCGTGAGTTATATTCACACTACGTACCGATTATATTCTTCTTCTTTAATTTGGTGCTCATGTTTTATGCGTTCGAGTATTTAGACCTAAATGTCGCCGCAATAGTAATTTTAATGCTGATGATACTATATCTAACGCATTACTGGCAAGGAATTATGAAGTTTTTCACTAGTATACGTAATTGGGGTCCGTAGAAAGAACCTGAATAATATATTGTATAGACAGGTATTTACACGAATTTCAACAAATTTTTAGAATGAATATGTAAATTAAAAATAGGATATGATACGTCGTCTATTTTTATAAATGGCCTGTTTATATGATTTGACACCACCCATTCAAAAGAATAATTATTATATTTGATAATACAGTCGTTATTTACAAAACCTATCGTATTTACACCTTTTCCAACATTTAATGGGTCGACGCCTCCCAGATATTGTCCCATTGCCGCAGCATCAAATATAAAACTGAATGCGTCGAAATTAGCTGTTACGAATTTGGTTTCATCGGTTGTATCGCATGTTTTGAATATGGGGAAATTTCGTATCAGCCCAGTTTGAATTTGAATATTCCTGAAATTACTCATATCAGTATTATTCATATCATATTTATTCAATATTTTTTCATAAATCTCATGATTTGGTATATACACGATACTTGCGATATTTCTACGATATGAGTCAAACGGCATATACATAAATTGATTGTCAACTTTACCAAGTAGTTCATCACAATTATAATAAATTAAAACATCATTTTCTAAGTGTATAACATTAGAAATATCGTATTGTTTCATGAATTCATATATTACAAAAAATCTATAAGAGGCCAACATCCAGAATCCTCCGCGAAAATGACTATCTAAATTTGTCCTGAATTTAAATACGCTTCCATCCAAATTTAAATCTTCTATATAGATTAATTTCACAGCGTCGTTGAATTTGGCAAAATGATGTGAAAAATGTTTATTTGTTATAACATAAATATTAGAATGGTTTAATCGAATCAATTGTGCTATATTTATTAAAATATACTCTTGAAAGTTATTTATGCAGGCGAGTACAATGTTCATTCTATTTTTTATTATATAAACATATCTTTATATAAGAATAAATAGAATGGACTTACAAGTAATTACTGGTGAAAAGATACAACAAATTGCCGATATTTATATAGGCACTGACGACGATTTTAACTATAATCCGGTTATTTTTAATCAATCGCACAAACATTGTAATATCCATAGATTAACAACCGCGTATGATAATCCGCGCATTATATTCTGCTATTCACATAACATAAACTTATTTTCCGAAAAGATACAGTTTTTTACTAATAAATTTGTGCTACTAAGTCATAATTCGGATGGAAATATAACCGATACAGAACAAACCCAAAAAATTTTAAATTGTACAAATTTACTTACATGGTACGCACAAAACCTACATATCGTCCATCCTAAATTACACTATTTACCGATAGGACTGGCAAATCGCATGTGGAAACATGGTAATCTAGACTTTTTTAAAAATAATGAAATATTCAATATTACAAAATCTAAGAAGATATATTTTAATTTCAATGTTAATACCAGTTATGAAAAAAGAATAAGTTGTTATAACAGCTTAAAAAATAAACTTCCTTTTCTGGCCTTTTTAGAACCAAATGATAATTTATCAAGATTAAATGAATACGAATTTTGTATATGTCCGGAAGGTAATGGTGCTGACACACACCGATTATGGGAATGTCTATATTTGAAAGTTGTGCCTATTGTAATAAACAGTCAATTTACCAAAGTGTTGAATAAGTATAACATACCTATGGTTATATTGGAAAAATGGGACGATTTTGATGATACGTTATTAAATTATAACGATTATAATTTCAGTCAGTTAACTATATATTTGAGCGATTTTGAAAAAATGATAAAAAATACCGAATAGTAAGTGGAATCGCGGAATTATATACATACGCGGGGTGGGTAGAGTAGGCATAGAAAGAACATAAATAATATTGTATAAGAGGTATTATATTCAATAATAATTACGATATTATGGGTGGAAAAAATAAGTCATCGGTACATGCCGCCGCCGCGGCTACAACGGTCGAGAAATCAACCCCTGAATATTTTAAGAAATATCCATTTGTAAGTGTTTGCACCCCAACATTCAATCGTCGCCCTTTTATTCATTCGATGATTACTTGTTTTAACGCACAAGATTATCCACAAGACCGCATGGAATGGATTATTATCGATGACGGAACCGACCCCATCGAAGACCTCATTGCGTCGCACCCTCGCGTGAAGTATTTTAAATATGACACCAAAATGACGCTTGGAAAAAAGCGTAATCTGCTTCACGAGAAGTCGCGTGGTGAAATATTGGTCTATATGGATGACGACGACTATTATCCGCCCAAACGCGTTTCACATGCAGTTGAAATGCTGGTTTCACATCCCGACGCACTATGTGCTGGTTCTAGCGAGATTTACATTTATTTCAAGCATATTCAGCAAATGAAACGGTTTGGTCCTTATGGGCCAAACCATGCTACGGCGGGAACCTTCGCATTCAAACGAAAACTGCTAAAACATAACCGGTATAATGATGACGCATGTTTGGCGGAGGAGCGTGCGTTTTTGAAAGATTACACTGTCCCGTTTGTGCAACTTGACCCGATGAAGGTAATTCTCGTTTTCTCGCACGAGCATAATACATTTGATAAACGAAAACTGTTGGTGAATGCGAATCCGGAGGTTGTGAGAGATTCGCCGAAGAAGGTCATGGATTTCATTAAAGACCCTATTCTTCGTAAGTTTTATTTGTCTGATCTAGAGAAATTGCTGGAGAATTATGCTCCAGGACGACCAGATATGAAACCAGATGTCATCGCACAGACATTACAACTAGAAAAGGAACGGGCAAAAATGGCCGCAGATGCGGCGGCGGCAAATGGTGGCGGGAATATAGTTATACAACAGCCGGGGCAACAACCCATTGCGTTGAATAATCAACAGGTCGTCCAGATTCTTCAAAATTTACAGAGTGAGGTTGAAACACAAAAGACGGAAATTGCTCGTTTGACGCACGAAAACGACGAGTTGAAACGCAAATATGATACATTACAAAAAGAACTCGCTGGCACGGCGGCGTCGCCCCCGACACCTGACACCCTTCCTGAAACAATTTACGTATAAATTCGCTAATAATAAAATCCGGGTTCAATCCAGATATTATTATTATCCTCGCCTACGCTTTGACGATTTCAACCGAAGTAAATTTTAAGCATAGAAAACTGTTCTTGGATTCGTGAATAATGAATTCGCGGGTTTTGTTATATTCTTCGAACTTCTCATTTAGAATATGTTCAATCTCGCTTATAGGAAGGTCATCGTCCTTGGTTTTATATTTACGTCGCCTATTGCCATCGTCGTCGTCGTCGTCGTCGTCGTCGTCGTCTCTACGGTGCTTTTTGGACTTCGATTTCGATTTCGATGTGCTCGCATGCGCCGCCGTATCGTCTTCAGGAGGAAGATATTCCCAATCACCGAGAGATTCAAGTGTTTGATTGTTTACATTAAATACGACGGAATCGGAGTTGAATACAAGAGCAGAACCGGGGGTATGATTATACTTATCAAGCTCGATTTCGGTAATGAGGTCAAACTCGTCCAAAAATTGGGTTTTACGAAGATAACTCCTGATATAACCTGCGATTTCTGGTGTAATTTTGACGGTATAGGTCTTGTTGGCGTCCTCGGCGTCGCTTCCGTCGCTGCCGCTACCGCTTTCGCTACCGCTTTCGCTACCGCTTTCGCTACCGCTTTCGCTACCACTGCCGCTTTCGCTACCACTGCCGCTTTCGCTGTCGTTACCACGCTTCTTTGCTGCTTTTTTTTTAGGCGAACTCGAAGGCGGATTCAATGAAACACACTCAACCTCTGTATCTAAAATCAACCGATATTTTGAA